TGACGGAATCAGTTCGTTTGCTTCCCATAAACCGGACTTCCGCTTTGAGACTTTTCAACCTTACCGGCAACATACACCCGACCACCTCGAAATGCAAATCGGGCCGGTTGCTTGGTGACGTCAAGCTGCTTGTGTAAAAACCCGGAAGAGGCGGTTTCGCCGCTCTTCGTTAAAACGGTTAAAGATCGAGAAAACAATCCGATCCACGCTCTGCACGTTCACGAAGCAGACCATGGGCCGGGTCCGCCGCCGCACTTCCACAAAACAGCGTTCGATCATGTTGGTGGTGCGCAGGCTGCGCCACAGATGCCGGGGCAGGCTGAAGAAGCTGAGCAGTTCCGGCAGATCGCGTTCCAGGCGCTTGACCATCGCCGGGTAAGTGTTCAGCCAGCGCGCCCGAAATTCCCGGAACGCCGCCTGCGCCTCCTTCCGATTCTCCGCCCGGTAGATCGCCTGCGCGTCCCGCTTCACTTCTTCGTAGTCCCGCTTCCGAACCTTCTCCAGAATGTTCCGCATCTTGTGCACCCAGCAGCGCTGATGCTCCGCCTGCGGATAAACCACCGCAATCGCCGCTGCCAATCCCTCACAGCCATCCGTCACGATCAGCCGCAGATTCTTGCCTTCCAGCCCACGCCGCCGCAGGTCCCCCAGCAGCCCCTCCCAGGCTGCCTGGCTCTCCCCTCGACTGCGCATGAACCCCAGCAGCTCTCGCCTCCCATCGGCCCGCACCCCGTAGGCCACCAGCATCTGTACGCGCTGCCGTCCCGCCGGCCGTCGTACCCGCAGGCTCACCCCGTCCAGAAACAGGTACGCCCATTCGTCCCTCAAGGGAGACTCGTGAAACGCCTTCACCAGACGGTCCAGGCTCCGGCTCACCTTCGACACCGTCTGCGCGCTCACCACTTCCTCCGTCACCGTCGCCACCACCCGCCCCACCTGCCGCGTGCTGATCCCCCGCAGAAACGCCTCCCGGATTAGCATCAGCACTTCCTCGGCTCGCCGTTGAAACTTCTCCACCCCCGCCGGCAGGAAGCTCTTGCCCCGCGCCCGCGCGATCCGCAGCCGCACCGTCCCCAGCCGGGTCACAAAATCCCGCTCGTAGTACCCGTTGCGGTAGTCCCGCCGCTTCTCTCCAGCCCGCTCGTGGCTCGCCGTCCCCACATAGCGATCCCGCTCCCGCCGCGATTGCTCCTCCCAGAACCCCTTCCACCCCAACCGCGTCTTCCCGTACAGATCTCCCCAAAAACTCTCCCTCAGCTCCCGCACATAATGTTGGTACTGCTCCGTGATCGGTGTTACTTTCCCCATGGGGTGTAAGTCTCCTTTTCAAGGATTTGGTCTTCGCTTGCTAGGCGAAACCAACTTACACCCTCTCCCTTTTACACACAGAAATTTACGTCACCCGGTTGCTTTTTTGGCCGAAGCCCTAGCTGCCGAGGCTCGGCCCAGGTCTCGTTCCTTGTCGAGCTATCCTTGCAGGGACCCGAGGGCGGTCCCGGCCCGGCGGGCCCAGGAGGGGGGTACCACTCCATGGACTGTTCCGTGAAGGCACGAAGCAAGGCACCGCCGAAGACCCGTTCCTTACGCTGATCGCGAACTACGTCGGCAAGATGGACGTTGCCGGCCGCGACGTGTTTCTGCTGCTTGCTAATCGGCTGGCCAAATCAAAAACCGGAATTGAATCGTGATTTGAAGCCGAAGAGAAGGCGTCGGAAAGAGCGGCCTACACTCTTGGCTCAACCCTCGTTAATGCCTGGGTCCGTTCGAGCCGGGGAAAACCTAGCAATCTCAGAGTATCGGTGGAACTCGTATATGAAAGACTCCAGCCGCTCGCGATTGGCCAGCTCCTGAGCCAGGACCTTAGCCTCATCGAGATCATCGAAGAACCCCTTCCATAGGGGCCCATTTTCGCCTTGGCTGAACACCCCAAACTTGCCGTCACTCGGCATCGCGCACCCCCCGAAAAGCAAGTTGCCCCTTAAGCGCCTACTCTAGGGGCACCCTGCGTCAATTGTCTGTTCCGTTTGGAACATTTGGCAGGCCAGGTCTGGTAGGATGATTCGGGGGTGGAGGGAGAGCCAAGTGGAACGCACCATCAAGTGCTCAAACGAGCATTGTCCTGAGACGGTCAGAGTTTCTGGCTCCAGCGAGCCATCCCTGGAAACCCCCGAGATTTTCCTCAACGTTCAGTGTCCGTCATGCGGAACGCATAACGTCGTGAAATGGGCAGCCGGAATTAAGTACGACACATCGTTGGCCGACAGCTCAAAGTGAACTGCGGGCCGAAAGGTATCGTCCGGCGCGCTGCCTCGGGATCAATGAGCTTGACGCGATTCGAGAATAACCTGAGAACGTCCGAGCCTCCCGGCTGTAGCTCATACCAGAACGTTGATGTTCATCGCTCACGCCATCCAGCTTTGTTCCCGGCTCTCACTCTGGTACTGCGGCCGCGGCGTCTCCCTGGGCTTCGCTTGCATCTTGACCGCAAACGTCATCGCCAGCATATCGCCGCAGTCCGGCGATGCCAGCCCGCGCTTTTTCATGTCCTCTTTACGCTCAAGCTGAATTTGCTGCTTGCTGTTTATCGCATACTGCGGGCCTGTCAGGTCCGCCTCAAGCTCTGGATCATCGCCGATCTCAGCGCCGGCTTGCAGCCAGTCGCGACACAGGCCCCAGCATTCGGTCCGCTTGTTGGCGTACATCGCCGCATCGTTTGGAGCGGCTGCCCCGTGGAACTCGAAGCATTGAAACCCGCGGAACCTGACTTGATCGACGGTCCCGGCACCAAGCCCGTCGCCGTCGATGACCATGGCGTCGCATTGCTCACGCTGCTTGATCTCGATGGCCCTTTCTGCGACCTGAACCGTATCGAGCCCCCTTAGCTTCGCGCATATCTTAGCCTTGCGCCCTTGCCGCCATCCAATCACGCTTTGGTCATCGCCAAACCTTGCCACGTCCACAGCGAGGATCTTCGGCAGCGACTCGTAACCGCGTGCCTTGTATTCCCGCCGGCACCTGCCGACCGTCTCAGAGTCGATAAACTGATTCAGGGACGAACGCGGGAGCTCGCCACGAACGCGAACCCGGGTGATGTCGTGATCCTCGCCCCAGCGGTCCACGACGCTCTGGCACCAGTCCAGGTCGGCGCCTTCAACCGTTCGCGAGTCAATCTGGTGGTGATACCACAGGTTCTTGAATCGTCCAAAGCACTCGGCAAAGCGACCATCGACTCGCTCGGGCTGTCCGAACGCCAGCCAAATCTTCTCGGCGTGGCCGCTCATCGTTCCCTCAACGGCATCCCACACTTTGTCCGCAATCGTGCTCGCCTCATCGAAGATAATCACGATGCGTTTGCCCTCGTTGTGCAAGCCGGCGACGGCCTGCGGGTTATCCTCGCTCCAGGTGATAAAGTCCATGCGCCAGGTTTGCTCATGCGTCGGCTGCCTGGAAATGACGGATTCAGTTCGGAACTCGAACCAGTCACGGTTAATCATCATGCGCGCCCATTTTGCCATCTCGGGCATAGTCCTGGTTTTCAGTTGCTGCCCCGTTCCGGCCGTCACATTGATTCGGGCATCAGCGCACGACGACAGCCCCCACTGGGAAACGAATGCCATCAGCGCCGTCTTTCCGATATCATGCCCGCTGGCAATAGCCACGCGGCACGGCTTGAAACGTGTCTCCGGGTTCTGCAGGTGATCGCGGAGGGTGGCGAGGACTTGCTGTTGGAACTTGCGCGGACCAGGGGAGTTCTTCAGTTCCCCGGTGCCCCACGGGTAAGCATAGCGCGTATACCACAGCGGGTCGCGTGAGTGCGCGCCGATCTGCTCGATATCGAAGTCCGTGCCCGAGATTTCAGTGACTGCCATCGTCGGTTGGCGCCGTCATTCTTCGCTTGCTTTCCGTGCCCTCTCGATGCGCTCTGCCAGCCCAACGGTGATCCCACCGCTCACATCCACCGGTTGGCGGGCCCTGCCTTCGAGCCTGTCGGCAATCTCCCGCGCAGCGTCCGTCTTGCCTTTGACGGCGGAGTGCAGTTGCCCAAGGGCCATGGCGTCGGCCCAGCTTGCGCCCTTGCGGAGCCGGAGCTTTAGGCGGATGGTATCGGGCAACGGGCTGTCGATGTGCCGGGCGTAGGCGTCCGAGACCGAAGTCTTCCGCGGCCTGCCGCCGGGGTTGCCCGACTGGCCGGGCTTCCACTTGTAGGGCTCGGCTTCCTTCGGTAACGTACGTGTTCTAATCTTGTTCTGAGGCTTCATTCGCGTCCCCGAATTCACACTCCCCGAGCACGTCCGGTATCCCCTTCGGCTCCCCGTTGTAAAACACCAGCACGTTCTGGTGGGTCTTGCCGAGCTTGCGATAGCGCCCGAACTGCTTCCCTATACGGATCGGAAGCGAGCCCACGGCCGTTATCAAAATGGCTTCGTTGTAAAGCCGCATCCCCGCGGACTCGAAAGCCGCAGCCGTATGGCTGGGGAAGTCCCGGTAAAAGCCCTTGCTGTCGCGGAAGTCGCCCACGACGAAGCAGGCGAAGCGGTCCGGCTTGAGCATCCCAGCGCAGCCGCCGATGATCGCCCGGTAGGCCGCGACGAAGTCGGCGTGATCCAGGGTTGATAGATCCCGTTCGTCCTCGGAGTAAATCTCAAGGTTGCCGTAGGGCGGGCAGGAGAAAATCAGGTCGTAGGCGCCGGGTGCAAGCCCCGCGGCCTGGCGGCTATCGCCCACGATCCAGGCCGGCGGGTTATCAGGGCAGATTTCCTGGGCCTGCTTCCGGTTCTCCTCGATTTGCCGCTCCGATAAGTCAATGCCGGTGTACCGCAGGCCGAGTTTCGCCGCCACAATGCCGCGCACACTACCGCCGGCGAACGGGTCGAGCACAGCGCCAGCCTTGGGGCAGAACCAGCGATAAACCAGCTCGCACAGCACCGGGTCGAAGATGCTGGTGCCGCTGACCTCGGTAGTCTCCCGCGTGCGTTCCTTGACGCGGTAGTGATCGAACTCAGTGGCGGCCCCGGTCCAGGTCAGGCCGTCGCTCCTTCCGAACTTTTCCGAGCTCTCGCTCATCCGTCCCCCGAACCATGCCCCCGCGCCACCACCGCCCGGCACCAATCGTGTCTTCGCCTTCCTGCCCGTCAGGGGCTTGCCCTCGCCGCGCATCAAGTCCTGCCCGAAGGTTCGCGCATTCTTACCCATTTTCACGCTGCCACGTTCCAGAACAGTGCGCCCGGCGTTGCCCGCTGCCGGACGAATCGCCAGGCCTTGGCGTCGAAGTTGCTGCAGGAGGGAAACGGCGGCCTGAGCCTCGCATCCTGCTCGAACTTCTCCGGCGCCTTGATGACCTCGGCGCAGCCGGCATTGGGAACTGCTCCCACCTGCACTGCGAAGAACCGGGCAGACGGCCACGCCCGCTGCAGCGCCCGTGACAACACACCACTGCCGGCAACGGTCCAGACCTCGCGGGGGTTCGCCTTGAGGCTGCGCGCAAGATCCGCCAGGGCCTCAATGAAGGCCGGCGTATCCAGGCCGAAGGGCAGAAGTTTGGCCCCGGTGACAGCGCAGTACTGGCGAGCCCGCGCTTTCAGGACACTCATATAACCGCACGGGACCTCGATGATGCGCGCCCCTGCGGCCTCGGCCTCAAGCGTTCGGACGTGTTTGACGCTTCGCCGGGCACAGAACACCGTGGCCCGCCGGCCAGATTCGCGGGCTACGTGCGCCAGGGCCACCTGTGCGTA